ATTAGTCTTTAGGATACAAATTTGTAATTATGTCACTTAGTTGATTCAACTGATCTTCATTCATTAGTTCGATCATAGCATCAACTATATCATAGGGGGCGGAATTGTCCGCCTCCTCTAGGATTTCTGCTATTTCTGAGAATAGTGTTGTCTTTAAGTCGTTTGGATAGATCATGCCATCAACTCCTGTGGATAGTCAGCGGGTATCTCTTGTTTGATAGGTGTGAATACGTCATTGAAGTCTTTAGTCTCTTCATTCCAGTATGATATAGCATGGCATTCTAGAGTTCCGTCTAGTTCCTTAATGTAAGCGTACTCTCCACAACACTTGTTAGTGTCCTCAAAAAAGTGTGAAGTTGTTTTGTGAAGTCTAGGAGCATTTTCTTCCATTGACTCGCCTCTCTCTGTGTAGTATAGAGGTTTGTATGGTAAATCCTTTAACTTCTCCTCGTCCTCAATTTCCCAACCTGATTGAGTATAGCAACTACTCATGTTGCCACCATCAATAAGTTCCGCAATATCTTCTCTTGTAGGATACTGTTGATTGAGAGTAACACCTAACCACTGTGGGTATCCGTCCCAATGATGATATACTGATAAGATTGAACCATCAGCGAGTCTTAGTCCGATTCTTGAATTAGTTGACATGATTGTTTGTTTGTTATGTACTTATTATAATGTGGTGATAGAGGTGATACAACCACCTGTGTGCCAGTTTATAAAGTGGCAGGGTCAGAGGGCATAAAAGTAGGATTTAATGATAGTGTCAGTTTATTCAACACAGCAGGGGCAAGTTGACTACCATCAAAAGAGCAACTACCATCTTCATTTTTATTTCCTAGTTTTTCGCATAGTGCCTCATTTACCATTGAATACAAAAATGTATTAGTTTTAGGCGAATTACTAATATAGTCAATAACCTCTAGTGTTATTGCTTCTGCTAATTTGTCTATAGTTTGTTTAGATAGAGTCATTTAACTTTCTTATCCTCATTTAATGGACTATTGAAATATGCTCTATTTACAAAGTAGAGTAATACTAGAGTGAACATAATACCAAAGAATCCAATAATCAATATTGGACTTTGGGGAAAATCATAAAAGGGAACTGTTTGCATTTTACTTGATTGATGTTAATGGGTGTATTAAGTCGGTAGTGAAGTCTATGCTAGATATACACCAACCGATAGTGTCTGATATTTTGTCAATAAGGTGCTCTTCATCAAAGGCGTACCAAACACCAAGAGCGGAATCTCTATTTGCAACTTGGTCATCATAACTTATTGGATATGATTCCATATTGTTGCCATCATCATAGTCAAATTCAATTTCTGTGACAAGATAAGCGGTTTGATTCATTTAGTTCTCCGTAATTGAGTAAAATTCATAATCTTGAAAGTTGTCCATGTCATGCTCATAGTCATCATACTCTCCTGATCTGTATAGGCGCATTGCTTCCTCTTCAGTTTCCGCCCATACTGTAGCGTGCCCCCACCCTACAAACTTCTCTTCGATAGTCCATGACTTATTCATTTTTCTATCTCCAAAGAATCAATAAAGGCAACACAATGTTCAGTAAATTTCTTTACATCAATAGGTGCCACTTGGTCATTCTCTTCTCCAATATAGTAGAATTGGTTATTGATGTTTGAAATCAAAGTAAGAAGTGCTGTTTCGTTTTTAGTGTACATAAACCTCTGTGCTTGTTATAGTATTATTATAGGGCAGTGATATGAAATATCAACTACCCATGTGCCAGTTTACAAATAGGTTATCTCGCCCTTTTCAACTGCCTCCTCTAGTTCATAATAGTTTGCTCTCTCTGCATCTATCTCTTCTTGATGATATTCAAATACCATATTCTGATAAATGTCGAACAAATCCTGTAATACTACGCCTTCTAGGTCTGTCCATGAACCAACATAGTCTAACTGTGTTTCATCATATCCGCCCTTCTCAAGACTAGGAGCACTTACAAAGTGCATACCAATGTCAATAAAGAAGTGTCTGCCATACTTCTCACTTACATGAGTCTTTGTTGGTCTGAAATGGCAACCATGTACGCCCTCTGGATCTCTCAAATCATTGAAATCTCTGAAAATGTATGTGTGCATTACACTGCCTCCTCTAGTAGTTCGCTTGTATCTTGAATTGTAAACTCTACACCCATGTCAGTTTCAATAATTGTTTCTAACTGACAATTAGTTAGAGTATCGTTTTTGAGATAGTAAAAGGTTACATCATCATTCTTATCTTGTAGAGATAACCACTCAATTAATTGTGATACTTTCATTCTACCAATCTCCGTTAGACTCAGCATATACATCTTCATTCCAATGCTCTGTATCTTCTATGATACCAACATGGCGCATGATACCATCATATATTTCCATGCCTGACCTTGACATTCTGCCACATGAATAATCCCAACCTAACTCGGTTAAGTTATCCACAATAAAGTTGAGTGAAACTTTTTTCATAATTGTTTGTTTGTTATATTATTATTGTATAGGCACCAGATCAGAATACAACCACCTGTGTGCCACTATCTGAACTGTCTGTTGTTGAAGTTTGCGTAACTGAACTGTTGACGTTTTACAAGTTTGAATGTACCATACTTGTTAGACATTACATAACCCTCATGTTCATAAGGCACACTATCAAATAGACATTGAACATTCTCTGTAGTAGTGATGCCTCCCATGAGTAATTCTTTTATCTCAATTATCATATTGTATAAGTGAAATAAGTTTTTAGAGTATCCTGTATCACTCGCCAATTTGTCTGCATCAAGTGATTGACCTGAGCGTATATAACTGTTGATACTTACTTTCAACTGTGGTATATCCTTGCTCTCTGGAAACTTGACAAATGGTATTACAGTTTTAGCAAGTGTGATAAGTAAACTTAATCTAAAATGTCTATTAGATATTGATGCACCTGTATCAATAAAGTGAACACCATAACTCTTAGATTCTCTATAATGAAACTTAGCATCTAACTCTTGTATGGTAGCACCAATATACTGTGTATGAGTGGCAACAATAATGTCATCAATTACATTATCAAATTTGTATGTAATAGTATTGGGCGTGTGAGTATCTGAACCACCATAACCAATAAAGTCGCCTTGATATATGCCATCATTCTGTGGTAGTCTGTCTAGACATATATGTAGAATCGAAGCAACTCTAGGTATATGTCCATGATTAGTTTCAATATCTGTGTGAGTATAGTTTATCTTGATTCTTCTCTTATTGAATACTGATTTAGTTCCTACAAAAAATCTACCATTCTCAGGGTTAGTTCCATATACTATAGCAGGGGCACCATCATATTTTACTGATACCTGACTCTGTTTGGTATCTAAGAAGTTGATAGCATTGATCGCACCTTGCTTACCCTCAAGTATATGATCTTCAATATGTTCTAAGTGTTTGTTCTTCATACTATTATTATACCACATGGCACTAGGTTTTCAACCATCTATGTGCCAGTTTATAGATTGTCAGGGAACGGGGCGAACTGATCTGAGTTTCACTCATGGCGCCCAAATTTACCTACTAGGAATCGCTTACACCTGTACCCCTACTAACTACTGATCTAGCAATGCTGACGCTCGACTTTCGGGTAGTAGAACCGTATATCCCTGACATTCATATAATAATCTATTGACATATAATTGCAACCACCTGTGTGCCAGTTTATTAAATGTCACACTCTGGGTTGACAAACTTTCTATTTCGCTTTACTTTCTTTGTATTAAGATCAATTAAATCTTCTAGTTCTTCTATATCTTTGGTTACATTATCTTTTTCCTCAGAATAGTAGAATAATGCTTCACTTAACAAATTAAATTGTTTATCAGTTAGTGTTACTTTAATGTCGTACATTTATCTTAAAGGTATATTGAATGACATGATAGTTCTCTGCTTATCTGATACTGAAGCAGGCGACTCATGTAGTAATATAGAGGGGAATGTTAGTATCTCTCCCTCACTTACTGGAGGCGCAATCTTATTAATTGTACCATAGTAAGGGTCAGGAAATGGACTATAAAACGTAGTCGGAAAGTGCTCTTTATCATCAAATTCAACATATAATACACATGATATATTCATTAAACCATGATTATGAGCACCATGATATTGTCCTCTAGTATATCTCTGTGACCATAGTTGCCATTTATCTACAGTATCGCAGGGGCAATCTCCTCTATATCTATCACTTAATAACTGTGTATAATATTCTACTATACCGTCTAAGTCTGATGTAAGTATGTTTACAAAATCATTTAAGTAAGGCGATACAGTATTATATTTGTAGTAATCTGTTTGGCACTCTACTATGTCGCAACCCTCAAAACTGATAAGTTCTAACAACTTATCTTTTTTGCTCTCCCACTTGTCCACAGCAAACTTTGCTATGGGCATTGAGAATAGATTTAAAGATTGAACACTCATTTGTGTCTATAGTTGTAGCGTGCTTTTCTTCTTGGTTTGATGCCCTTATCTCTTTTCAATTCTGATTTAAGTTTCTTCAGAAATTTTAAGTGATTAGGATAAACTATCTTCATTAAATCTTTTTTAGTTTGTCGCTCTTCTTTATCCATTGTCTATGTCAATGTCATTTAGGTCTGTAAAATAGATGCCTCTCAATTCTGATTCTGTCCACTCGGTTAGATCATCTAAGAATAGATCATCTTGTAAGAAATCTTCTGCTGTTACTGACATTTCATGGCATAATGATTCTGCTTCCTCTAGTAATTGTTCATCAATTAACTGTTCAATTCTAGTAGCATAGTGATCTTCCATAGTAGTAAGACACTTAAGTCTAATTTTGTCAATTTGGTGCATTTTAGTGACCTTTAGATGGTTTAATTATACTATAAATTGGTATCGTTGTCTATTTTCTGTTAGATAACGATACCTGTGCCTCTCCTTTGTTGAAAATAGTATCAACAACATTATTGAGGCGACGCTCTGTACCAATACCAACATTGTTGTAAACTGGTACAAACATCTTGCCAAATGGTTTAACGTATCCAGTACCCTTAATACAAGGTTTCAAAGCACCTGTGCTAATTCTATGTGCATCTTCTTTATGTAGTCTGATAACTCTACCAATAGTTTGTGCCATAGTGATTAGATCAAGATTTCTCAATAGAATACAGGCGTTTAGACCTGATACATTCATACCCTCTGATAGGATAGAATGATGGAACAATAGAAACTTTTTGTCTGGGTCATTGCCCCACTTGTTCATCAAATTGAAAAATGTTTTGCGTGTAATCTTTTTACCATTGATGATAGCACCATACTTTGATGTAATCCACATCACATTGTACTTACGAGCATGGCACTCACTCTGAAAGTCTGTTCTAGTAATCAATTTGTGAATATTGGTAGTAGATTTAGCAGTGACCAATACTTTGTCCATGCTCTCCTCATTGTCAAGAGCATCAAGTATCATTTCTTTGTCTATCTCCTCTACACTCTCATAGAAACCAACATTAAAGTTTCTAGTCTTAATCTGTGGAGGTACGATATAACCCTTCTCAATCAACTCTGGGGCAGGGATTTGTGCAATCACTTGACCGTACACTTTTGTATTGTTCATACCACGCTCCTGTGATGTATGATGTTTAGGTGTAGCAGTGAAGTAAAACTTTCTTCTAGTGATATTAGACCTATCCTTGACACTCTCAAAGAAATTCTTTTGAACTGAATTGTGTGCCTCGTCATAATATACTGTATCCGCTTCAACATCTTGTCTGACTCTGTGAAGTGAATGATATGTTGTAAAGATCAACTGATTCTTTGTACTGTTATGATGCCACTCTTGTATTTTCTTTGGATTAGTGGTAGTAATATAGTTTGTCTCTCCACTATGAACATGAAGCACCTCGACATTATCAATATGCTCAAGAAACTCCTCGCATAACTGTTGAGCGAGTAGGATTCTAGGAGCAACAACAATTATAGTCTGTGGTATGGGCATACTGAACCGCCATTTAGCGTCCATAATCATACACATTGTTTTACCACCACCTGTGGGCACAAGAATCTGACCACATTTGCGTTGCATAGTCTGGATTATCTCTGTCTGATGATCTCTAAGTTTCATAGTGTAGTTGTTTCAATAAACATAGTATAGGGAATAAAAAAACCCCTCGCAAGGGGTTGTGTGTCAGTTATCCAACTGGTGGCGCTCCTGTCGGGTCGGCGGGTTTAGCGTCCATGTCAAATTTACTTGATGCCTTTTCATAGTCTGCCTTACCTTTAAGGGTATTAATCTCAGTAATAAGTGCCTTAATATCATCTTGCTGTTTGAGTAGGGCAGCATGAACCATAGACTCTAGTGTTGCCAATCTCTCGTCAAGATTGCCTATAGTTCTCATTGCACCATTTAGTTGTTTCTTTAGTCTATCAACTTGTTGCAACTTAACTTTAGTTAGTGTCTCTGTATCTGAAGTAAGTGAATCGTAACCCATAATTTATTCTTTTTAGTTATTTAGAAGTGTAAGGATTATCTGATGTAGAGATAACCGCCTGCCCAATCGCAATGAGCATACATATACTCACGTTGGTTTTGATCTCTCATATCAAATCTAACGTGTTTAGCAGGAGCACGCCATGAAGCAGGTTTGTAAACTTCTCCTGTTGTTTTGTCAACAAAAGCGTGTACGCCTGCACTCTCATACTTACCATTTCTGAAATCGTTTTGTATGATTTTGTGATACTTCTTACCTGATGTGATAGTGAATTTGATACACTCCTCATCATTCTCAATTTTTCTTGCCCTCTCCTGTAGATACTTGTCACTGCCATTCTGACTATCCATAACATATCTCAACGAATAGTTCCTGTACTGTGCTTCTAGGCATCTACATAGTTCCTGTGTCCACTTAAGAACTTCTGTCTTTTGAATTGCGTTTGTCAATTTAGGCATGATAATTAATGTTTGTTGTAAAAAAAGGAAAGGGAAGGTAACAAACACAAAACCTTCCCTCTCATATTCTTATAATACTGTATGGTCAGTATCAACGCAATCGGTTGTGTGCCACTTCTTCAACTGTCCACTACTGAATCTATAAAAAAGCATACCCAAAGCGAAACCAATACCGAACTTTGATGCCGTGCTCACACTTCTACCCATTTGATTTAGGGCAGGCCTCATACCTTGATTGTGCATTGAGTACGGTTTTGAACCTAGTCTATCCATAGTATTATAATAGGGTGCGAGAAACAAAAATGATAACTAAGATCATTTTGTTTCCCATATCCTATTATGGCATTATATTATTCCTTTGTCAAGTCTAAATTTTCTTTTGTATCAAATGCCTTTTCTCTCTCTGCCTTGTTCAGATTGACACACCGCCAACCATAGTCGCCATTTGTCACTATTGTAGGCATCATATTCATTGATAATGTAACTCTATCTTGGAATTGGTTATCATCATATCCATGTATGATCTGTGCAGGGAATATTATTAACTCGCCTTCATTCACGATAAGTTCATTATCTTGATTATGAGGCGTGTATTTTTTCCTCATTAATTGTAGAGCGGGCATCGAGGGAAAATATAGACTCTCCTCTCTGGTAAAGTTTGTACTGATATGTTTTTCATTATCATAGTTCACATAATATACAGCAGATAGATATGAATTACTGTGGTAATGTGGGTGCTGATAACCACCTTTGTCTGCTACATTTATCCAACTATCGGTTACTTGTACTGTCTCCTGTATGTAATCGCCTTTAATTTCTTTTGCATAATATTCTGCCTGTTGTTCACACCAATTTCTAAATCTACCAAACTTAACATCATTCTGTAAAACAGAATAGTGTCCTATATGTGACAATGCTCTTGAGTTTGTATTATATGATAACTGATTTAACTTTTGTTCTTCTATCTCTGTCAATATGTTGTCCTTTACCTTGTCGTGGAATGGGCAAGGTATGATAGCAACAGGTGTTGGCAGTATGTTTACGACTTCCATATTATAATAGAGGATAATCCCATAGTTTACCAGACCTAAACGTAGTCATGGCAGTGTGTCTTTCTTCTTTTGTTAGAGGTTCAATTCTAACGTCATTAATATATCTAGGCATCAAATTACTGGATACTGTTATACGATTATCGCCATAGTTGGTTGTATATCCATGACAGGTGTTAGCAGGCCACAGTAACAACGAACCCTCAACTCCAACCACTTCATTGATATAATTATACTTTGTTTCTTTTTGGTTTGTCAACATATATGCAAAGTAATCAGGAAAATTCATACTATCGTTAGGTCGATAAAAGTATGTTGGCGAGTGAACTTCATCATCAAAGTTAATATAATATAGAGCACATATAGCGGCATTTATATGAAAATGAGGCGATTGTTTGCCACCTGAGTCACACACATTTAACCAACTATCTGTCAATAAAAAGTCTGATGTTTCATAACCCAATATATCCTGTGCATATATCTCTGCCTGTTTCTCTATCCACTCTCTAAAATCTTTATACTTATCACTTGATAGAGGTGAATAGTAATCAAAATGTTCTAGTCCTTTGGCGTGTGCATCTACCTTTTGAAATTCATAGGTATCACCATGACTTTTGATCTCATCAATCAGTAATGACTTTACTGTCTCATGTTCTGGGTACATCACTGCTCCCAACTTCAACGGTAGTACATCAACTGTCCTCATTATTTCCATAATAAAATTTCTTAAAGTCAGAGGGTAAAGCGTCTTTTGGTACAGGCGTTGTATTGAAACTTACAGTAATCCTTTCGCCATCTGTATTGTTGACTCTACTACCATGTTCTAACCACGAAGGAAATAGGTATAGATGATCTTGTTTAATTGGTATGTCCATTTCATACACACCATAACGAGTAGGTTGTACATTATGAATACACATCATGTATGGTTTGAGTGGCGACACCACGAAAAATTGTCCGAAATCTCCCTCTGGTAGTTGGCAATAAAAAGCACCACTTATCACGCTCGACTCATGGCGATGCTTTTCTGTGTACCCACCTTTGGGTAGTATATTAAACCATGCACCACTAATCATTGAAGGATAGTTGCCTATCTTAAAATTATAATCATCAATACACTGATGAAAAACATTCATAATATCAATGCAACTCTTATCCTCTAAGGGGTCCCAACCACCATGACTACTGACACCATTCACTGCCAAAGAATGTCCTGATGTTTTTCCTTGTTCTTTGATATGTTTCTTAAAATTGTCTAATCCAGGCGCTTTCCTGAGATCATATTCTTCTAATAATGTAGGAAATAAATCCATCTAATTCCACTTACAATAGTCTATGTTGAGAACAACTCTTAAATCTGTATCAGTGCATGATGTGCCTGCATGAAGCAAATCTCCTGAGAATATCACTGCTCTATTCTCTTTTGATTCTATCTTTTGCCCGTCCTCAAAATATGTATATCCGTTGTTGTCATTGAAATATAAGACACATATATGATAGTTTGGTATGTCAGTAAAATTACCTTTATCATCTTGAGGACCCGAAATGTCAATGTGTAATGGTTTTTCTTTTATGTCTTTTGATCTTGGCGTAGCATTAAACTTAATCCTATGCAAGGCAAATGGATTAAGTGCAGAGAATACTGGTTTAATTATACCATAAACATCTGATATTGGTTCAGCGTCTATGTAACACGCATGAGAAAATTGTGGGCAACCATCGCCTTCCATCACAGAGGTAGGCGAATAGTACCAAGGCATACGCCCACCAAAGACATAATCCTTGATGGGCGTAAAGACCTCTGTAGGTAAGAAGTTATCGTAAACTTCTATCACTACTCCTCTTCTTTTTTGTAGTTTGGATTTAACTTATGGGAAGTGAGAGGCCTGAATATGACTTGTCTCTTCTTCTCTATGCCATCTATCGTTACAGGTTGAATAACCTTATCACACATATCATTCCAATACTGTGTCAACTTTGCTTTTCCGTCCTTGTTGGTAGGGTCATCAAACTTAGTTTCCAATTCATCACTTGTACAGTAGTAACAGACTACAACTTTTTGTTTTGTTGTATTCTTTAACTTATTTAAGATACCAACATGAATTGAATCAGGTCGGCCTGTCGCAACCATGAATGAAGTTGTGTCTCTATCAACATAGTTTTCTGCCTCTTGTTGACCATTTTCCTTCTCTTCTTTGGCAGCATATTCAATACGAACTGTCTTAGAGTTTCTTTTTCTATACTTCTCCCAGTTTTTCTCTGCAAGGTCAACAATTTCCTTCTTATCTTTCTTTAAGAAGATATGATGTTCTTCCATGATCTTGAGGGCTTCTGAACCTTTGAAATCAAATCTAACATCAGCAATCTTTTCCTCATGTAATATGTCTGCTATCTCAGCATTTTCACTAGGAGAAGAAATTGTTTTATCTCTCCTGTTTAATAAGTTTGCAAGACTTTTGATGTCAATATTTCTTACAGTTAAATCCTCAAATTCTGCGTAAGGAGCATCATGTGCATTTTTTGCTCTGATACACGCCCTCATAGTGTGGTTTCCACCTATAATCATTCCTTCTGGAGCGTCTTTCCACTTAAATATGAAAACTGGTTCGCACTCATCTGTATTACCACCCGCTATGTTTATCATTTCAGTGATACCACTTACTTTTGTGTTATCAAATTGCTTTTTTCTGCACTGAAACTTCTCATATTTGTTCAACTTGTTCTTGTCCATTTTTCCTTTGTTGAACTCGCCTGCTTTAAATCTCTCTAAAAGTTCAAGCATATATGGTCTGTTAGCACCCTTCTTCTTTCTGTAAGTAGGATTACTATTACTGAGATTGTAATAGTTTGGATTGTTTTTTGCGTCCACTTCTGAGAGTAGACGATGCTCTTCGTTGTGCATATCGGTGTATTTTCCGTATTGTAGTATTTTTAGTGTAAAAATTGGTTCAGAGCCTGAAGTAAGTTTGTTGAATACTTTATTGGTTGAACTATGATAGTAAACTTCTCCCCATTCAATTTTATGAACACCAAGATAAATCATTCCATTAAGAATGTTTCTGTACTCATAAAGGTACGCTTCACTACTATCCCAGCCTGGAATAGGTATGAACTGCTTAATTGATTTGGCTGAAAATGTACTCATATACATAATCTAACAGAATCTTCACTATCTGTCAACCCTAATCCACAAATAAATGTCCACATTGGGGGCAGCAGTGTACAGTTTTTGTACTGTACATCTGTTTGTATAGTCTTGGGTTTGCTTTTTTGATAATTAAATCGTCAAGTTTCTTTACTTGCTTTCTCATTTTCTAAGATTTGAAGCATTTCTAAAGCGCCTTGTACCTTTAAAAACTCCTCTTTCTTGAGTTCAAAGGTTTTACTCAACTCTTGTATCTCTACCTGTAGATCATTCGCTCTCTTAGTCAGATCTTCTTTATGACTCATAATTTTAATGCACTCACTCTATATATCATACCATAATAAATAGAATTGGCAAGGTATCACTACAAAGAATGGCATATTCTGACTATGAAATAGAAACCAATCCAGAACTGCAAAGAACCGAGATTAATCCTACTGTAAAGAATATCATGTGCAAACGTGATGTGATCTACAAGACTCTTGCAACTGTTGGAGACTTCTATTGTCGCATTTGGTACTATAACGATAATTACGATCCTTCTAGAACCACTGAGGGTACAAAGAGAATCCATATTGTGCCTACTGAGGAATCATTTATAACTGAACATCTAGAAATTAATGAGTGGTTAAACCTAGCAAATGATTATTGGTCTGAGGGCGTAGTATTTGTTAATCCTATTATAAGAAGAAATGGCGTTAAGTTCAATGTCAATGCTGATCTAAAAGATTGTGTAAAATATATGTCAGGTGTGGCATCACACTATGAGGCAGATAAGGATAAGATCATAGCGATTGATCTGGAAGATAACCAAGCGATGTATGATATGAATTACGATCTTACATCATCAAAAGTTTTTTCAGATGTGTCAAATAATTTTTACAGTGATTTCACAAGTGGTCCTGTTGGTAATGGAAGTCTAAGTATAAGTAAGACCACAGAATTTGTTAGTGGCGAAATTAAGTTGAGTCAAATAAACTCCAAGTACAGTGCTGGTAATAGTCTTGGTAATTACTATAGAGGGCAAGGCGTTGCAGATATATCTGATAACAATAATGTTCCTACCAGTGGTGCAATATCATTTGGCGATCTAAGAAGCACTGTAAGTAAACTTACTGCTGATTGTAATGGAAATTGGATGCACTGTCAGGCAAGATATGAAGTATTTGGCAATCAAGAGTGGACTTCAAACATAACTAAACAAATCAATCTTAATGGTAACTTCGGAGGTAACTCTGATCTAAGTCCAGCAGTAAGATTCAATAGTGGTGGTAACGGTAATATCATTGCTTATGTTACCAGTGCATCTGGCAATCCTCGTGTCAGAGGTTACTCTGGAGAAGGTGGAGGTGGCGGAGGCGGTAACGGAAAAGCAGGCGGAAGAGCAATGGTAGTAGAGTCTCCAATATTCATGCCCACTTCACAGAAAGATTCAAGAGTCCGTGGCGCAGGCGGAGGCGGCGGCGGTGGCGGCAATGGCGGTAAAGGTGGCGGTGGTGGTCACGCTGGTGGAAGAAGATGTAGAGGTTGGTTCTGTAATAGTTCTTATCGTGTCTGTTCAAACAATGGAGGAGCAGGCGGTAATGGAGGCGGCGGAGGCCAAGGTGGTAGAGGAGCGGGATATTACTGGAATGGAAACAATGCCTTTATTGATATTCAAACTGCAAGTAGTAGGAATGGTTCAGGCGGCGGTGGCGGTCAAGGAGGAAACAGTAGAGGAGGCGGTACAGGTGGTGCTGGCGGTGGCGGAGGCCAAGGCGGCGCATTTGAATCAAATGGTCAAGGCGGAGGCCAAGGTGGTACAGGAACTCAAGGAGCTGGAGATCAAGAGGGTTGTGGATACCATTCCTCTGGTAGAAATGGGCAAGGAGGCCAAGGTGGCGGAGGTGCTGGAGGTAATAATGGTAAAATTCAGTTTGGTGGTAGCGGTAGTATATCTAATATCTAATCTAAACCATATACTAATTCAGTCTTAGTTCCTTCTGAACTGGCAGTTATTATTGTAGCACCATGAACTGCGGAGGGCAACTGTTCCCATTTAGATATTTCATCTGCCCATGAATCTGGCATCCATAGAAATGTCTTAGCGTTACTGGATATTGATGCTATAGATGAATTATGAGATTCATGTCTCTGCGTATATGTTACCCAATTATCTTGAGCCGTTGTTCCCTCTGGAGCATCTTTAGAAAACTGTGTCGATAAGGCATAACCTAAATTCTTAACTACACCTGTCTCATTGAACTCTATTATTATCTCTATCAAATTATTTTCCTGATCCACCGCCAGTTCATCTACGCAATCAGTTATACCTTTTATATTAATATATGTCTTGGTATTTGATCTAGTGCCAAGATATTTTAATATATCCTCTGATATATTCATATCATTCTTAATTAGTCCTATCCTAATTTTCTTATTGATTCTACTAACATTGGCACTACTAATACTATAGTTCTCTATGTCAGCATCAAATAACTCTAATAGTTCTTTTAAAGATGAAGTATCAGTATTCCCTGTGGCCTCTGTTGCTAATTGACATAATCCTTCTATACTAGGAGCAAACAATGCAGGCGGGTCAAATGACAGTAACTCCTCTATCATCACTCCATCTTTAAAATATAGAAATTTGTACTTGTTCAGATACTTAAACAACACATTATTTCCTATATGTCCATCAAAATACTGATATTGTTCTATGCCTGTTGGTATTTGAAACTTAAATCCATACTTTGTTGTATCTGATTCACTCTTTATTAATCCCATACCTTGATTCATACTAATAGAGAATAAATCAGGATATATCTCTACAATACTCTTTACCGCTTCAATATCCTCTGAATTGAATAGAGTAGGATACTGTCCAGAATTTGATATGTTAGTTAGGTTTTCTATGTCAACCATTCTTTTCCTTTTTCGTAACTGAACCAAGTGATAACTGAGTATCTCTCGCCTTTAGTCACAGGTGTGACTTCATGTTTAAACAAGTGATTACTTGGATATACATGAGCAGAGTTGCCTCCTGAGAGAATATTATATTTTCCCCAAAATGTGATCCAACCGCCTTCATAATCATCATTAATAGTATAAGATGTGGTTACTGAACCAGCATCAGCATCAACATCTACATGAGGAGAAAGATAACCGCCCTCTGGGTATTTACATAACCAGTATCCAGAGTATTTATCGTAGATAGGGTCTTTTGGTAAAGTATCTCCATAGTGTTCATATATGCTAGGCATCAATCTAATGTGTGCCTTATGAATTAGATCAAATATCTCCCCATGTTCGGGTTCTATGAGCATCTGTGACCTATATCCTTTTAGATCATAATATGAACTAGGAGGAGGATTGCCTGGTTCAGGCCAATCTAATCCTTCAACGAGTTCGAGCAATCTTCTATGATCGAGTGTAGGAAGAACATTCCCAGAATGAAGGATATAGTGAAATAATTGATTTGTTTCATTCAGCATTGACATCTACATTGAGAGAAGGAGCAAAGACAAATCCAGATAATGATATTCTAGGGTCATCTTTATACCAACCATTTTTCATTATGGCACTGTGCCACATAAAAGAAGGGTATATAATCATTCTATTGAATTTCATTTGAACATGATGTTGTTCTTCCCATACCTCTTCAATAAGAGTTGTGTCATTATCTATTAGGTCAGTTGCCTTTTCAGAGAAATCATAGATCCATTCTTTAAGATTCCAATACTCTTGGGTTCTTTTAAATGGTTTGTATATGTTCTCTGTATTAGTTAGTCCTGTTGCATTATGGGTGAAAAATGAAGTTCCACCTTCACCTTCCTCATTTAGATATAATACTGTTGCATATATCGCTGGGTCTATGTGTGGTTGTATAGAGATTCTAGGAACTTTCCTATCGCTATACATGGCATTGACTTGATATAATAGTTTTACTGCGTCTGGATCAATGTTTTGAAAGTCTGTACACCTTTGTATCATGTGTCCAGTCAGTTTAGATAGTTCTGCTAGGTCAAGATGTACATTTGATTGATAGCCTGGAAATACCTCGTCTGGATCGCCTTTTCCCAATTCATTATATTGCATAGGAATTTTCTCCACCACCTCACTTATGAAGTCATGTGGATTTGCCAATACATCATCAATGACAATGATCGGGTGGTCTTCTAGTCTGTGAATGTCATATTTTAGTTCATCATTGACTCTATGAGTCTTTCCATCAATAATATTCAAATTCATGTTGTTATAACTCTAGGTTGTATTCAGCAATCATACCAAACATCTTACTCTGTATATGTTCTAGGTAGGATTTATTGACTGGCGGTATGTCTTCAATCTTATCTAGGTATTCGGTGACTGTGTGGTGAAGTATTCTCACCTCTTCAATCCCCATTATTGCTTCGCAATGCCAGTCTCCATCTTGAAACTGCTGGGGTTCGTATCTATCCTCCATTTTTCAGTTCCTCAATCTCATCTTTAAGTTCTTTGACAGCCTCTATGAGTAGAGGTACAAGTTTGTCGTATTGTACTGTCATGTATCCTTTACCTACAGCAGCTGGTTTAACAGCCTCTGGTAACACTTCTTTAACCTGTTGTGCAGATACACCAGCATACCTTGTTTCAGTATCAAATCCTAGTTCACCAGCAGTATCATTGAATGAATATGTAAATCCACTTAACTTACATACCTTAGCAACAGCACCCTCAATCTGTTCTAGACTTGTCTTCAGTCTCATGTCAGATACGAAGGCAGTAACATCTCCAGTAGTATTGAAGTTTCCAGTTTGATTAATGTCAGCAGTGACATCAATTGAATTGTTATTTGCATCTAGTGTCAGAGCCCCTGATGTGGTATCAATCTTGTTACCATTGATTCTTACGTTGTCAGTTCTGAATACACCATTACATACAAGATCATTGTTAAATGTACCTGTGCTAGCGTCACAATCAAAGTCTGATGAAGCAGTAATTGAATTTACAGTCAGTCTAGTTCCATTAAATGTAAGATTAGATGATGATGTAGTGTTGTTGTTAGAACTATTGTAAGGAACTCTATTTGCACCAATAGCAATGTTCGATGCAAGTGTTGAAGTTGCAGCATTACCTGTCATTCCGCCTGGAGGCGCAGTAAATGTACCTGAGACAGTTAGGTTGTTGATACTATTACTACCACCAATAGTCGCATTATTACCTGTGATCGCAGTAGGGAAGGCACCTGTGCCACCTTGGAATAATGTCGCAGTGATAACATTGACCTTTGTACTACCATTGGAGTCTCTGGTCATTACTGACGCACCACTTGTCCAGTTAGTATCTTTGGTTGTCTTACCATCAAGTAAATCAGCGTTCAAGTTTACACACTTGGCAGTAGATGATGTCTTGATAGGTGGAACAGTTGTTGCAGTTGATTCAAACTGGAATGATTTAATCTGTCCAGCAGAACCAGCATCAATAGTCATGTTACCACCATTACCAGCACTCAATGCTGTGATGATACCAACGTTTGCGGTGATCTTAGGAGCACAAAGTCCATCACCACCTGATACCATATTGATTCTCTCTATCGTTGCAGCGAAACCAACAATACAAGTGTAGATACCAGCGTTAGCAAAGATAGTTAATTGTTCTGCCTCATTGCCTGGGTTCTCAGGGTACTTACTACCAATCTGTCTGGTAGTCATAGCATCAGAGTCTACATCATTAGAGAAGTATGCGTCAGGACCTATGAGGTCATCAGTAAATGTGATGTCTGTAGATGTAAGTTGAGCAATGTTCGCAAGTTCAATATCAGCATTACCACCACCAGCAGAGGGAACTGTTAGATTAGTAATAGTTGCGTTTGTGACTGTCTCATTGGCAATCGTAGCACTATTTGTTACTTGTAAGTTAGTAACAATACCTGTAAATACTCTATTCTCATTGACATATTGTGTTGTAACATGAGATAGAGTTGTGATACCAATATCAGCATACAGTCCGTTAGTTACAACACCGACTGTAACGTGTAAGTCCGTAACAATACCAGCCTTTGCATACAACTGAGTTGATGCTTCAAGAATATTAAAGGAGGCATTGTCTGCGTTGACAAATGTACCATTGAATGTACCACCTGTACTCTCAAGGTTTCCAACCTTAAGTGTACCACCAAATGTACTTACACCAGCGTATGTTGATTTCCAAGGACCTTCAAAGTGTATTGCAGCAGCAGGCTTGAAGGTTACATATGTACCAACAACTTCCATGTTGTAAAGTCTGGAAGTACCAGCCTCATGTACCTGTGTATAGTATCCATGATTTTCCCAAGGGATTCCATCATAGGATATACCACCTGTAGTGTTGTATCCCCAGAAATTAGCGTTCTTCTTAATTACTAGAGTATCGTAAGACACACCAGCAAATGACTGGTTGGCAGCAAATGTAACCATACCAGACACAAACAAGTCTTTGATCTTAGCAACACCATTAACTTGAAGAGCGTCATTGAAAGCAAATTCTGGAGTAGAATTTCCAATACCAAGTTGATCTACTTTGTGGAAATCTCTATTTGTCTCCTGTGATATGACACCAAATCTTCTCCACTCTCCCTCTGCAAAGATATGTCCTAAGTATCCACCAGCCGCAGGCACACCAACAAATGATATGTCACCTGATCTTGCAGCAGTTGTAGGAGTAGAGATACCAACTGTGATTACCTTACCCTGTGGGGCATCTCCTCTAAGTGAGAAGTTTACAGTCTCGATACCATCTGTAGATGTATTTGTTAATTTCTCAGTAAAGTTAACAGGACCATAGAATTGTGATGTTCTATTGTTGTTGTCTCCACCCTCAACTGTAAGTGATTCTCTAATCAATACTTCATCAAATACACCTGATGCTCTCTTGATTGTCTCCGCCTCAGCATCGTCACCAACATAGGTGAACACTGGAGCCTCAAGAACTTCTTCTTCACCAGTAATAGATGATAGTTTCTTATATCCTGTGAAGAAGTCTCCAGAGTCGTTCATACCAGTATAAACAACTGTACCACCATCTAGTTCTTTCTTCTGTGCAGTCAGTGATTCAGTATCAGATAGAACTCTGT